CCATTACAAAAACATCTATAATCTTAGGATTATATATAAGAATTTCATTCCACCAAGCACTCGGTTTATCTTCTGGATTTATAAGATTCTTTTTTATTTTTGATTTATTCTTCATCAACCACTTGTTTTGCCAATCAAACCACTCTTTTATATATTTAGCAATGTGAGTTCCTGCTTCTTCTGCCGTTAATTTTTTATACTCATTATAATCTATCGCTTCAGGATCATCATAATCTCTAAACATCCATAAATCATGAAATTTTTTATCTATTTTTAAAATCTTATCTTCTAACTTTTCAAGTTTCTTAAACAATCCAGCCCTTTTCATTGCATTTTTAAAAATCATTCTATCACCAGTTATGTAATGTGATTCAATCCACCTACGACCAGTTTTATCGGGTATCGTATCGAAATCCATCCATCTTTTTGCCAATAAATGTCCTTGTACATAAAAAATAACACCACCCGTGCCAGTCTGAATACCTCTGCCTTTTGCTAATGGTGAGTCGTGATTAGCACGAGTAAATGTTGATATTGATTTTTTCTTACCAAGTATCCGTGTTAATGAATTAAGATTGTTAGGATTTGTCACATGAAAGGAACTGATAGGTATTTTACCAAACATCTTTTCGTGTATTTTAGGATAGAGTGCTATCTTATCCCCATACTTTAAATTTGTTAATGTTGATTGAGTATGGGCAGGAAACCACTTATTATCTATCCAAACGGGTCCTTTACTTTCTCTTAATAAATCTTTTAATTTAATCATACTATTTCTCAAAATCCGTTGAATAATCTTGACCACCATATTTATCCCAACTTGCTATGGCGTCATAAAAATCTTCATATTTAAGTCCAGTATTGACAACTTTCTTTATCACTTGAACCCTCTGTATATTTTTATTTCTATCTCCTTTGTATGGATTATCCGCTCTTGGAAAATCAAGTTGAGTATATCTGCCCTTTTCAAACCAAGGTTCAGGTTTATTACTATCCACTCCTAACTTTCGTTTCTTTTTAGCACTTGTCCAACCCGTATCGGGTTCACCTGAGTCTGCACCACCAGTAGAACCATTATTGTGAGAATACTCGTTTAATATATCTACAAGTTTAATCACTATCTTCCTCTCAACATCTGTTTTAAATCTTTTTTAGGAATAAGATTTTGTTTCTCAATCCACTTTTTTGCTTGTTTATTTTTTATTGGTTTATTTAAGAATTTCTTAACTCCTTTATCAACTAACATATTAAACTTTTTCTTTGCCTGTTCAGGAGTTAAATGTTTATTATTATCCACAATTAAAAAGTTACTTGCCCCAAACAATCCTTGAAAGTATGCCAAATTTGATTGTACATCTTTCCAACTATCTTCAACTATATCTGCAGGTAATCTTCGTGGTCGTGTTTCGTTTCTTTGTTGTGCAACTTCTAATGAAGTTGTTATAAATACCATAAATGTATCATATCCTAAATTCATCAATTTAGTTCTTTTCTTCTTAACAGATTTAAATTTATGACCTGTTCCGTCAATTATAACTCCCATTCTACCCTCTAAGTACTTTTCTAATCTAGCTCTACTCAAATCTTTTGCATATCCTCTTAATCCACTATAATCATCGTATTCAGGATCTGTAAGTTGTCTGAACAAATCTTTAGGCATATTATCAATATCAAGAGTTCCAAAGTATTTCTTTAAAAACAATTCTAATTCTTGGTCTTGATTGACCATTTTTAGTCCATACTTAGATACATTTACTTTTTCAGGAATACCAAATAGTTGTGATGCAACATAAGATTTACCACTACCAGGTCCACCAGCTAAAAATATAGCCTTAAATATACCTGGATCTCGAACTCCTTCATTCAGTAAATCCATCAATTTTATCATAAGCAAACTCCGTTTAGGTGTAATGATTCACTAATAAATATAAGGAAATAGAAATATTGGAAGTTATTTAGTCTTTGAGATTTGTATAATATTGTCCAACTACAAACTTTGTATTGGATGTTGGTGAATTAGTATCCCAATTTGGATTGTACTTTGATATTGGAATTACTCTAAAATCAAAACTAACTCTTGTCAAAGTTGTTTTGTTGGGTTTATTTCCATGCATACATTTGTTACCATTAAACATATAGTATTGTCCATACTCTAATTCAATTGGTTTAAAATCTAATTTCATAGGTTCACTTTCTACCCATACGGTATTAGTTCCATAACATTTTGTTAATGGTAGAAAAAAATTAATTTCACCTGGTGGATGTTTATGTAGAGGATCACCATCTGAATGCCAAGTGTGTATTGCCTGGTCATTTGGAATATGAACCCTAAATGTAGGCCATTTTTGGTAATGAAATGGTTCATCAAATAACTTGGTTACTTCATTATGAATAAAACCATCATACATTTCATAAAATTCTGTCCAATTGTCATTTAACCTTGTATAAAATGTATCATGAAATTTTGTAGAACTTTCAGTATATAGATTGAGAGATTCATTTGGTAACAAATCTTTTCGTACCTCATGTATCTTTTCTAATTCTTCTGTATGAAATACATCAGAAACTAAACTTCTAAATCTATATTTGTTTACATCAAATTCTATTGTTTTCATATAACTTTCCAATTGATTTTTCATCGTAACCAAATCTTCCACCAGGTCTAAACTCTGCGTTCATATTTCCATCCCCCACATAACCATCAACAAATTTATCTACTGGATTAATCCTTACATCTATTGAAACTCTGGTTTCTTCTTTTCTTGGAACTGCCGTATGTATACACGCAGGATTAAATAAAAATATATCGTCAATCGTTGATTCTACTTCTTTTGCCAAACTAAATCCCTTTTCATTAAAACTTTTATCTACATTATGTTTTGAATTATAAGAAACTTCTGTAAACTTCTTATAATCAGAATCATAATCATCTACCCATTTTGTACTTTTTTCTTTGTCAATAACATAAAAATTAGAATGTTTATTTTTAGTTAATGAAAACCAAATATTAATTTCTTGTGGTGGATGACCATATCCCATATCCGAATGAAATTCAGGAAACCTATTTTCATTTTTTGATTTTGGTGCATGAAACCTCATTGTTGGTGTTGATTGGAAATAAAAATCAAACTTTAAATAATCATGTAATTCACTTAAAAACTTATGATATGTAGACATGAATTTGCTATCCGTTTCGTAAAACATACTTTGTAATTCATTTCCTTTTTCTGTAACAACATAATCAAATAGTTTCATATTAACCGTTTTGTGTAAATTTTCTAAATCAGAAAACCCTTTATCAATAATATTTTTTTTCAATAATAACCGTATAACTTCTTTTCTAAAGATACGATTCCATTTTGATGGTATCTTTACTATATCGTTCACTTATATCTCCCGTATCTTTGCCTTATACTCTCCTCGATTTCTCAACCACCATAATTTTTCACAGGCAAATTGAAACTTATCTCCAAAATATCCTTTTTTATTTTTAGGATTGTCTGCCCAACTTTGATTGAATTCAATATTATACCCACCATTTTTAAGTGTTTTTGTATTTCCTAAAATACAATCATGAATATTATAATTAAATTCTTTTACAAATGGATATTCATCATACGGATTTATAACACCACTTGTTTGATACTTTACAATGTCATCCCACAAATCATCTTCAAATGATTGGTTTAAATAGTCCTTTAAGAAAACCCTAAGTTCTCTGTAAAATCTTTCTTTATTATTTTTTAAATTTAATTGTATTGCCGTTGCCTCATCGTAATCCCATATAAGTTGATTTTTTGCTCTATCCTCATCTACTTCCTCTACAACTCTACCCAATGAAAATTGATTCGCTATCGCAAATTCTAAACTACTCAAAGTTGTTTTTAATTCTGAACCAACAAATGTATCCTCGTTTTGTTGTGCAAATTTTAATAAATTGTAATAAAAATCTCTGAATGAAACACCATTTATATTTCTCAAATATCTACTAACAAATTGAGTTATTCCTAACCAATGAAAACAACCCACTAACCATTTGAACATATATGCCATCTTCCAATCCTCATGTGGCATAGATTTCGTTCCAATTACAATATCCCAACCACCACTTTGAGCCACAGGATTGTATGGTGTGTGATTTGATTCGTATATTTGTGCATACTGAATTCCATATAATTCTCCATATTCCTTTTCGGCTATTGGTGTGTTTGGTAATGCTGCACAAGGAAACATTTTTGCTGATGTATGTAGACCTATTTCCATTAAATAACATAATCCATCAACCCAAGTATCTAATGTTTCTAATGGTAATCCCATTACCAATTCTACATAAGTATCGAGTTCATCTAACTCGTATTTTTTTAAGAATTCTGCTT